AGGAAAAAGCATTGCCTAGCGCGATATATTCCGAGGCATTTCCTGACGAGGCTTACGATAAGACAAACGATAAACGCACGATAAGCTGGATTGGTTTAGACGAAATTAGACGTGATAATATGAATTTATTATGGTGGGTGAAATTAATCTGGGTAGTAGAGGAATGTTTTGCGAGACGAATCATACTTGAGAGTGAAGCCTTCTCTCTTTGCCCACGCCTTCTGCGACTCAATCACCGCATCCAGCTTTGCAGACGTTGCCCATTCCAACCTATCCACTTTAGCCACTTTTTTAGCCCACGCCCTTAGTGCGCGGTCGCTCCCGTTGCGCACAATCCCCGCTTCATGCAAAAGTGACCACACCGTTTTGATTTTGGTTATTTTAGGTATACGCCAATCGCTGTTAATCCCCGACTTGCTGCGCAATTCTGCAATTAAATCATCTAGTCTATTCGCCGGTACGCTTTTCAAACTCACGCGCCCATCGGCATCCGCCACCGCGCCAAAACGCGGCAAGATTTGTGTACGCCAAACGTCATCATCAATTTTCGCTTTGGCACGCTCAATATTTGCAATCTGAATTTTTTTATCCGTGCTGATTTTGCTCATCACCGTTCTCCAATAGTTTAGCAGCCTGCACCCGCGCCTGCTCAATTCGCTCGGCACGCTCGGCTTCAGTTTCATTAGGAATTTTCTTTAACGCCTCTGAAAACATGTTTTTTAGCACCACCGGCATCGGCGATGCCTTTCGCTCATTTTCACGCCGCACATCCTGCGCGGGGATGTCTTTCTCTGGCGCAGGTTTTGGCGCTTTCGCTGGCAGGTTTTGGCGCACTCGCGCTTGCGAAAGAAACGCGCCTACCCACCCATGATTTTTAGGCTGTTTCCAAAGCCCTTGCGCCTGTTTTTCGCGTGCTGCCTGCACAGCACCCCTTAGCGCGACAATCAGAATATCCTTATCCTTTTCCAAAGCCAAAGTTTCTTCCAACAGCGCAAGCATCCGAACATTCGACAGTGTGCTTTTTGATGGGCGAAACAGCGAAATATACTCAATCACCGCCCCGCCCATCGCCCGATCCATTCCTAGAAAAATCTGTAACACCCCACGCCCCGCATCATCTTGAATCAGTGCGTCCAGAGTAATTTCCACATGGCAAACAGGGCAGCGTGCCAATTTCATACTAACCTCACTTCGCTTTAGGGCATGTCGTGTGCTGCAACCCCTTGCCGGGGATGAAAACAACCGACTGCCCATTTTGGAATATCTGGCCGCATTTGGCGCAGTGGAGTTGTGTGGTGGTTATCATTTTGTGCTTGTGTCAACAAACATCCCGTCACCGCAAGAACTAAACTTACTTACCATAGGGTAAGTTGGTTTATCACAAGCCTGGTTATATTTTGTGTAACTGGAGTTTGGCGCGTGACGACGACATAAAACAAAATAGTCGTCTCCAATGGCATCACTTGAGTATACGCAAGACTGGCAATCAGGAAAGTCATCTGTTGTGGTATCATCGGAAAAGGGATTACCAACTCCGTGTTTTTTCAAAAAATCAAGATAACTAAGAATTTCCATTGCTATGTTCCTCTATCCAGGGTTTTGTTGGGCTTCGCAAAAAGCCATGTAGCCATGTAGGGTGCGTTAGCGAAGCGTAACGCACCGTTTCAATGTGCCAATGGTGCGTTACGGCGCGAAAAGATGCGCCTAACGCACCCTACCGGGCTAACGCACCCTACCGGGCTAACGCACCCTACCTGGCTAAGCCGCCAACTTCCTCGTCCGCTTCTTAACCTGCTTCGCCGCATTCAACTCTTCCACCAGCGGCTCGACCTTGATTGTCTCGCCTTCGCTGCCGATGGAAACGCCTGGCAGCGTCGCCGCCTTTTCAGGATTGGCGAGCATTGCTTCCTTGTTCACTTCTTCTGTAGTGCGTAGGAACGCCGCAAAATCAGCGTCGTTTTCAGCGAAGTGGTGAATCGCCGCAATGACATCATCCAATTTGCGCAGCGAAACCTTCGGCGGTAATTTTCTCCATGTTAGCGCGCCGCTTCCCAAATCGGCAGATTGGCGCTTGCCGCCATCCGTCAATTCATCGCGGTGCGCTTCAGCAAAAATAGTTAGCGACTCCTCTAACCCCTTGTATTTTTCCAGGTGTGGCAACGCCCGTTTTTCATACGATTGCCGAATATCGCTGATTTTCTCCTCCATTTCAGTTTCCAACACAGTTAATTCGCGGCGCATATCCCCCATAATGCGCATTTGCGCCGCTGCCTCTTCCCGTGTTTTCGCTACAGGTTCCTTAGCCGCAAAACGCCGCGCGGCAGTCTTGGCACGCCTGGTGACATCTTCTAAAAAACTCACTGTGTAACTCCTTCTTGCTGTTGACTTAACTTCTCCGCAATCGCCCGCGCCATAGGCCACGTACAATCGAGTTTGATTTTTATTTCCTGCGCACTGAAAAACTCGCAGACTTGCCGTGCGCGCTTCAGTAAAAAATCCGGCACGATAACTTGTAATTCACAGGCGTAGTGCATTTTATGCGGTGTTTCATACATATTTTTATACTTAGGCTCAAGCTTTTCGGCGACACGTTTTTCATCAATCTCCGATATATACTGAATATGATATGTGGAAACATATTCAATTCCGTTCTGAATAGAGCGTATTGAAGTGGGTTTTTTGATCATATCTATATTCATTTTTTTGCATGTGTTTCTTAACACAAGGTCAGAGCATCCAATCTTTTTAGCTGCATCCGATACTTTCACCAGTCCTGGCCATGAAAACGGCGCATCCATCACACACCCCCAACCGGCAACGGAAACAGCCATGCTGCGAGAAAAATCGTGCCAAAAAATATGCTAACTATAATCAGCGAAACTATGAGCCAATATAATGATGCTTTCATCACGAAATCCTCCGGCGTTCGTTTTCTTCATAACGATGGTGACATAGTTTTTCCATATAGCGCTGGTCGTGAATCGCTAGTCCGTCGCTCATTTCATCGTCTAGTTCATTCGCATACTCTTCATGCTCCAATCGCGCGCGCACGCTTTCCTGTGCCGGTAGCAGCGCATACGGGTGCAAATCCTCGCGCTGGAAAAAACGCCGCAAATACCCGCGTGGGTTTGAAAGAAAGCGATCTTCGGAACACTGAATCACGCCCTGGTTCGCACGGTAAAACATGCGCCAATTCTCTTTATCCCAGCCAAGAGTCCCCAGGCTGTAAAACCCAGACCCCGTGCGCAAGAAAAATGTTTTTTCGATAAAAAGATTCACCTCAGTCGCAAACGTTTTCATGCGGTAAACTCCCGAACCACCACATCCATCACCCCTACCGGAATTGCCCGCGCCTGTTCTTCTCTCATGACCTCAAGTTCATGAGCGCAGGAATCTAGTACCATATCCAGGTAGGTGTAATAAGCCAACGCGGTCTCGTTTGGTTCACGCCCATGCGCATCCGCAATCCTGTCCACAATTGCAACTGCCAGCGCCATTTGGATATCTAGGATTGAGTATTTAGCACACACCGCAAGGATATCGATGCACGCCCGCTGGTCACTGGGCAGCTTCATTTCGCTTTCAGCGATAGATTCCTGAGTAGATTTCATCACCACGCGAACCTTCTGAAGCATCCGCGCTTGCACTTCGGGTTCAGAGTTCCAGATCAGGCTTACCACAATTTCGTCCGCGTCTTTGTGTTCGTCACGGTACAGCGCAAAGGCAGCTTTCATTTCGTCATCTCGTGCGCCGTCCAAAATAGATAAATCAATCATTTCACACCTCCCTACGCAGCGTTAAATCACCCAAAACCAACTCCGCGCCGATTTTGCCCAGCGCTGCACCACCGATTTCCGACCACTTGTTAATCACGCGGATGACCAAGTTATTGATGCGTTGCGGATAACAGAATGAGTTTTCGCCGTCCTGAAGTCTGGCGTTAATCGCGGCGTAAACATCATCTTGGAAAAGCGATTCCGCGTTAATCCCTGCTTTCTCGAGTTTGAACGACAAGTACCCGTAGGTTTGCTGCGCATTAAACGGCTTTAGTTGCAGCACTTGGCAGCGCAACGCGACTTCTCGCGTGTTCCAAGCGCTATCGTTCAAATGGTGCTGAAGCTCGCTTTGACCAATCAAAACGATTGCTAGAATCGCTTGGTGGCCGCTGCGGATTTCCCAAAACCGTTTAAGGCTTTTCAGCGTGGCAGGGCTTAGACCTTGCGCTTCTTCAATAAGTAAAACGTGGCGTTTTTTCTGCGCGTGTGCTTCTTTGAGCAGGCGTTTTGCCTGCCTCGATTTGTACTCCAGCGTGCGCTTCGGTTTTTCCAGACCATTGCTCACATCGTCGATAATCGCATCGTAAATCCCCGATGCCGCAAGTTTTTCTACGCTAATATGGTCTGGACGGATAAAGCGAAGTTCCTTTTTCTCCTGGATGTTGTAATCTTCCAGGTCGTTAGCCAGCGTAGTTTTGCCACCACCAGGCTCTGAGATAATCGCTATAAAACCGCCATTCAGCGCAGCGTTGCGCAAATGGGAGCGGATGTATGCGGTGTCGTCCGTTTCGTAAATATCCCTCCAATTCGCAATATCGTTTTCAAACAGTTGCAGATTTTCGGGTAGATTTAGCGCACGACGCGCTTCTTGTGTTAAAATTGGCTTTGACATAATGTTTTCCTGTTTGGTATCGTCGGCTTGGGGTGCGTCTACATCCCAAGCCGTTTTGATTTCTGCGGCGCTTACGCCGCGTTCGCTGAGTTTGGCTTCAATATCCAGCCGGATTGACGGTCTGGTTTTGGGGAAATACCCTTCATTAATCAGTCGGCTAAATGCTGCTTGCCCCAAGCCTACGCTTGCAGCAAATTCCTTTTTTTGGATACCATGTTTTTCAATCACATGGGCGAGCGTGAGCATTCTGTTTCTCCCGCATAATGCCGCGACAATTCAACGATTTGCTGGTACACATCAGGCAGCAGCAGTGTTTTAGCTGCCAGCATAAAACAACCCGTAGTATTCTCCGGTTTGAAGTGCAGCAAAGCCCGCACTGCCGCCAATTCGCGGTTTAACATCGCAATCAATCGCCCTTTTTGCGGATGATTGCCGCCGCTCACGCGGTTAATATCAGACATAATTTCAAGTTCCAAACCATCCAAGCCAGCGCGAGTTTGCTCATTCAACTCCATTTCTATCAACTGCTTACCGCGTTTACGTTTGATTTTCATAATGACCTTATGACCTCACTTAACAATTGACAACTTAGGCCGTCCGCCTTGCTGTCCACTCCACACCGTGACCAGATTCTCAATCTCTTTCTCGGTGCAACCATGCGGATACTTCCCGCGTACTTCTTCACCTTCTGCTGCGGTCAACGCCCGTTCCAGACGGTTTGACAGCGAAATTAAACTCTGCATCGGGGTTAAGCGCGGTAATTCAGGCGCTTTAACAATCTCATTCCCACGACGCGGCATATATGCTGGAACATCCGCCGTTTTGATGTGCGCAAACGGTTCTAACGAAGGATAAAGCGGCGCGTTCTTAGCTTTCGCTTTCTCCGCGTCTTCCAGTTTTTCTTTGTTGTAGGCTGCTTTGAGCGCTTCTTTTTTCAATTCATCACGCGGCGTTTCCGGCGCTTTTTGGCGATGCTCACTACCAATCAGCGCCGCATCTTCGGCAAAGCCCATTTCGTTTTTACTAATCGGTGAAACCTGATAACGCTGTTTCTCGCCGTTGAGTTTTTCCACCGTCACAAACACATCCCCAGGCGCATACGGTGCAGGGCGCACTTCCAGCGTGTCGCCGATATTGATGTCGCCCAAGTGGCGCAAGCGGTAGGTTTGCGTGTTAAAGCTGATACTTTTCTCTGGGTCAACCTTGCGTGTTACCCCGCGAGACTCGATCATCAGTTTCAACACGCTGCTATCTGGCAAGTGGCGCAAATGCTTTTCTTGTGCGAACTTTAACCACGCTTCAGTGCGCGTTTTGCCGTGTCGCGTGTGTAACTTGGTCGCGTTAAACCAGCGCTCCCAGTTCGCTGCCAGGGCGTTGAGCTGCGCGATGTTTTCTACTGCAATCCCGCGCAATGACGACTCAAACATACATTCCACGAGGTTATTGCTGTTTTCTACCTGTCCCTTTGCGCGGGGATGTTGCGCAATGAGCAGTTCAACATCTAAGCCGTCCATCAAACTCTTGATTTCCGACGTTGCCATTGCGCCTACGCGGTCAGCAATTAGATAACGTGGCACGCCAAAAAACGGCATCTTGGGGTCTACCGGATCACGCCAAAAATGGGTGAGCGCCTCAATGTAGTTTGTCCAAGATTCCCCCGGCGCTTCGATATACCGCACCCGCACCAATCCGCTGGTGTGGTCAGTGAGAACATAGCGCCAAATCAGATTGCGCTTCAGTGCCTCGCGCATTTCGTCGGGTTTGTTCTTGTAATGCTTGCTCTTATCCCAATTGAAACTGGCGTCTTTGCCAAATTTGTAAATCAGCGCAACCGATGGATCAATTTGATGCACCTGATTACTAAACTCGCTGCGTAGCGCCTGTACTGGTGTATCTGTTTTCATTTTTTTATGTGTCCATCCGCGTAAATTCAGTTGTCTGCGCACTGTTGCTACCGTGAGTTCAGCGTTGATTTGAGCATTCGCTTTGAGCCGTTCCACTGCCGACTCAATACTCACAATCGCCTTGCCCGTTGCGCGGTTATGCGTATATGCGTAACCGATGATCAATCGCAACTCCGCTTCCGTCGCCATCGTTTCGCCCTTATCAGAACGTACCTTGCGCCCGGAATCGTACCCGCCTACGGCCTTAACCTGTTTCCACCAAGCATCGTAGCTGCACTGACAAGACGCTGCTTGTTGTCGCACATAGTCGGTTTTCCCGCCGCGCCGCATATCGCGCAAAATTGCGGCTTGTTGTGTCCAGTAGTCGTTGCTTGGCATGTGTTGTGTCCGTTTCAAAATCCCCCCTAACCCCCCTTTTTCAAAGGGGGGAAGCGGCTTTGCCGCGCTACCTCCACATTTTTCAAAGGGGGGGAAGCGGCTTGCCGCTTACCTCCCACTTTGCAAAAGGGGGATTGAGGGGGATTTAATATTCCTGCGTCGGATCAAACTGCTCACCCGACATCGCCGCCACCAGGTCTTCTACATCCTGGAGTCCAAACGCATTCAAAATCATTCTTAAATCCGTTACTAACGACGCAATCCCGCTTGCTGCCAGTTCCCGGATTTGAAACGCCATGCCTTCGTCGCTAGACTCGTCAAGCTGTTTCAGGTACAGACGCAATGCCACCACGCCGTCGTTGCCCACTTGCAGTTCTTTGAACATCCCTTGCAGCGTTTCGTACTGAGCCTGCATTTGCGCATCCGGCGTGGGTTTTTCCTCTTCAAATTCTGCGAGTTTTCCGTGCAGTTCTTTGATTTTCTTGGTTTGTTCAGACTGCAACTTTTCATCTGCCTTAGCGTCGTTTTCCAGGCGTTTGATTTTGGCAGTCAGCGCGTCTTCTTGATTTTTTAGCTGGTCTTTGAGCGCTTCCTTCTCGCGCTTATTCTTTTCGCCTAGTTCCTCAATCAGTTCTAGCAAGCTGTCGCGGTCGCCTACGTTGGCTTCAATCTCTTGCACCAGCAGCTTTTGCTCGTCGCCTTCCATTTTGCGCAAACGGCGGAAGTCTTGCGTGGTTGCGCCGATTGCTTTTAGTCTGTCAAAAGCATTAGCGCCCATAGACTCTAAGTTTTTCAGTTGTTCGTCTACGGTGTTTACTGATTTGCCCAACCGTTTACAGTAGCTTTCCCAGTTGCCGTATTTCTTATATAACCCGTGTTCTTTCACCTGTTGCAGCTTCATCAAAGCGGTGGCACTGGCAAATGCAGAGAAGGCTTCCGCCATCTTCACCATGCCCAACATTTCGTCTGCAACCGATTCGTCAAACCCCCGACCGTCGGGAGTTTCATTTCCGCTAAGGTGTTGAAATCCTTTAATTCCTGTTTTTTCAACTCCCGATGCGTCGGGAGTTTTTTCTTCCCAATACATACATCCAAACTTTTCAGGATTCGGGATTTCGCCGATTTCGTTTTGACCACTCAGGCATTGGTTATGCGCGGGTTCAAAATTGGTGCAGCGCACGCAGTTATGCCGTCCGCCTGCCAATGCTGCTAGTTCTTCTTTGCTCTTACGCCCCCGTTTTGCGGGTGTGTTGTCCGCCATCATTGCAGTGACTCCAGTAGGTTATTTAATTCACGCCGCGCCAAAGCACGACCGAGTTGTTTCATTTTTTCTCCCGCCTCCCATAACCCATCATGTCGTCTAGCGGCGAACCCTGCATGGGCTAGGTTTTCCAAATCGCGCAACGCCAAGGGCGGCGATACCTGGAAAGCATCGGCGACATCTTTTAAGCGCATCGGTTTAGGATTCGCAGCGAGGTACTGTAAAACCTCAAGCAAGCGCTGGTAAGTATCACTGATTGCCGCCATTGTTCTTCTCCCGACGCACCACCAGCATCCCCATGCGTACGTTAAAACCAATATCCTCTTTCACACCGCGCCAGCCATCCGCCCAATACATCAAGTCACCTGACTCAATCGGTACGCCCAGGCGCACCCGCTCATATCCTTCCGGTACGCCGCCCGGTATGTTTATTCTTTTCTTTTTCATGATTTATCCTTACAAGTGCGTGGTGTCCAGAAGCACTCAATCACTTTGCCGTTGCTCAGTGCCTTGACCCTCGTGATGTCTTTCGCTTGGCACACCCAAATAAACTCTGCCGTTGGGGTACTCTCCAATGGGCATATCGTCATATTCACCAGACCATTGCTGGTGGCTGCTTTTACGTCTAACGCCGTTGCAAGCAGCAGAATAGGTGGCAGCCAATAAATCAAAGATTGCTTTCTCATGCGTCATATGTCCTGTCGCTAACATATCAGCACCGCGCCTACTTTCGCCGCGTGTCCTGCCAGCGCCTCCGTGATGGTTTGCAGCAGTTTTAATGCTGCGGAGTGGTCGTTTTGGCACAGCGCCGTCACCGTGCCGCGCACTGCCTCAATATCAGGCGTATCGCTGCCTGTCGGCTCGCTGTAGCCGCGTTCTGACACATACAGCCGCAATGCGCGATTAATAATCGCGTTCATTTGTTCTGGGTCTAGGCCATTTCTTGCGGCATCATCTTGAATCGCATTCATGACCCAGCGTTCAGTGCGTATCGTCAGTTGGGTTTTTTCGTCTTTTGGGCTAGTCATTTCACATATCCTTTAGGCTGCTTTCTTGTTTTTTTGGCGCGATTTCACTTCATGCCAGACCGTGCGCACATGCGCCGAGCAGGGTTCGCCGATGAGCAATGAAACGCCAATCAAGGCCAACATGGTTTTCTTGCCGCGTGGGGTTTGTTCTATGGGCTTTTCTGCCCATCGTTGCAGTGCGCTTTTGACTGTGCTGGCGGGGATTTTCCGCGATTCCGTGCTGATAAACCGCGCCGCGTCTTCCAGCGTGTAGCCCTGTTCCAACAGACGGGTTTTGATTTCGTGCATTTTCATGTAGGGTGTCCTTGATGGCTGTGGTTAATTTTGACGATAGGGCTGATACTTCGTGCGCTTCAGGTGCTACTGAAACATCTGATGGGCACAAATCAAATTCCACGCTGTTTTCTTGCACAGCCGTCGCAACTAGCTGTATTGTCTGCGCACCAGAAACAGGTGCATCGCAGATAGACTCTACCCACCAGTACACCGCGATAGACGGACCGCGCCATTTGCGCGTGGCGATTTCAGTTTGTTCAGGTGGGTAATACGGGTGTTTGAATACGATTGCGGGGTAGATTGGGAAGCTCGCGCAGGTAAATGTCGCGGCTTCGCTCACTTGATTTACTTCAGGTGCTGCTTCGCACACTTCGCTCACTTCAGGCGCAGCTTCGATTACTTCGCTTACTTGCTGCGCGGCTTCGATTACTTCGCACACTTCTGTTGCTACTTCCGGCGCGGCTTCTATTACTTCGTTCATTTCCATCGTTTCTTGACTGCCAGAATCTAAAATTTCAGCGGTCGGTGTGCTATCATTTGGCAGTTGATAGCCGAGTGCTGCATAGCCTTCTGCGGTCAAACCGAGAAATTCGTGTAACAATCCGCGTACAACGAGTGCGCGAGTTGTTTGGGTACGTGGTTTTTCAGCGCCTTCTTGCTGTGCGTAATACTGAAGTCCATTCAGCATTGCGGTTGAGAGTTCGGTTTTCATAAGGTAACTCCGTATTTTCAGATTTTGCGCCGTGTATCAGCACGGCGCTTTTTTTGGGTTTTGTTGCGTCATTGCGCGTTATGTTGCGTCAATGTGAGTTAAGTATAGTCAAACTATTGTTTGACTGTCAAGCACTGGTTTGACTTTTTTTATGGATATTCAAAAAAGGCTTAAAGAAGAAAGACTTAGGCTTGATTTTTCGCAAGTAGATGTTGCCGATATGTGCGGTGTTTCAAAGCAATCTATTCACGCTTGGGAAAATAAAAGCCAAATACCTATGGATAGGCTTGTGACATTGGCTTCACGCGGCTTTGACGTGCAATACATCATGACCGGTGTACACAGCACGAATCTGAACCAGGTCGCTGAACAAAAGGCGAAAGACGAGGAATGGCTAGAGATAAAAGTCTCGCGGCTCAGCGAAACCCAGCGCGATGTAGTGAAAACGATGGTGAGCGAGATCGTGCAGGAAATGGAACGCGCCAACGACAGAGAACAGAAGGCACGGGAACAGGCATTGCGGGCGGTGAATGGGAAGAAGTAATTTGGAAGTGCTGAATCAGATTGATGCGGTGATGGAGTGTATATGGCGAGCGCTGTGATAAAACTTGATTGCCCTAAATGCGGCAGGCATTACGAAGTGATGGAGCAGGACATTCCAGCCGATAAATTGCCGCGTTGTGGACGCTGTAAAACGCGCATCCCGTTTGACCATAGCCAACTGCCCATCGCCATGCCAAAGCGACGTGCCAAACGCGGAAAATGGGTAATTGCTTTGGCAGTCATTGGCTTCGTTTTGCTTAGCATCCCCGGCGTAATAATGTGGGCAAGTATCTTGAAACCTAAAGAGCCTATAGTCGCAGGAAATATGAGTCAGTCTGAGGTATGCGCCACAGCCAGTTATCTTATCCGAAAAAATCTTACGGAAAAATTCAAAACCAGCGGCGTTGCGTGCTACGTCAAAACAGATGGTGTTAATGTCGAAATTGACAGCGGATATATATCGCCGCTGAATAATGTGGAAATCAGATACCTCGCAGTTGGCACGGTAGTAAGTGATAGGTTGAAAATAGATAAGATAAAGCTTATTGGCATAGATGATGATTTTCGCCCGTTTGCGACGTTTGGTCAGTTCTTTCGTTAAACATCCGCGCCACACTGTAAAAATTGACACCACGCCAAAAAACGTTAATAATTACAGCATGTTCAACAACGGCAACGAACATGCTTTACATCCCAGATGAATTTAGTCCTGAGCTGCACGAGCAAATGTATCGGCTCGTGACGGACACCCTGACAGAAAAAAACATCCCCAATGCAGCAGAAATCGCTGGACACGTTATCACGCGACTGCTTGTGGAGTTGCTTCAGGGCACACAACCCTACATCGCCAAAATCCCCCAATCCTGTAAATACGCAGAAATGTTTAAGCGTTACAAGGTGCGCAACAAGCGTGCGCTGTGTATCGAGTTTGGTATCAGCGAAGCGCACTTCGATAAGCTGTACGCAGAATTCCGCCGTTCAAAACAATCCCGTCTGATTTAGTGTTCTGCATTTCACCGTTAAATCTCTGTTATCCACGTTACATGTGATTCCGTAAGCTGTTTCTACATTTTTTTGTCGGGAATACTTATGGACACCGTTCTGCAAAACATGCCACCTAGCGTGGTGTTTGTTCTCGTGTTGTCTGGGCTCGCCTGGGGTGGGTTGTTGCTGTATATGATTCGTGAAATCGTGGGCGGCAGAATATCTGATATGGATCGGCGCATTTCTGATGAAACAACGCGCCGCGCCGAGGAATATGCGTCGTTAGTCGCTGATTTGTCTGGTCACAAGCTGCACGTTTCCGAGAATTATGTGAGAAGAGAGGCATTTATAAAAGCGATTGAGCGCATTGATGAGCATGTTCTGCAAAATTCACAGTACCAAGAACAACAACTGGACAAAATCAATTTAAAGTTAGAGCGGTTGGTCGGGGGAGCGCAAAATGGATAACTTCAGCATTACCCAGGAAATCCGCGCTGCGGAAGCCTCCGCGCAAGCCGACGAGACTCGTCTGTGCCGTTGGCGTATTTTGCGCATACTGGCTGAAAGCAGCCGCGTTTACGGTTCAACTGATGACGTGATTCTCCGCGTGTTTGTGCGGGTGTACCGCAATCTACCAGAGATGTGCCCGTCGCTGATAGATGTGAGAAGGATGCTGGAGTACCTGCGCGAAAAGAAATTTGTAAAGATTGTAAAGGGTACTGATTGGGAAGTGTCTTTGCTGCCAGCCGGCATTGAGTTTATGGAAAATCCGTATCAGCAAGATGCGGGAATTCTGCGAGGGGATGTGTGATGGCGCGTTTTTATGAGCAGTTGCCTCCTCAACACTCTGCGTCGGTAAAGGCAATCTACGCAAAGTACGGCTTTTCAAATTATGACGCGGTTACAGACGAAATCGAAACCTATCTGAAAGAGCACGGCTTTGAACACAAAGTACGTGCGCGTAGCACGGTTGCATTGTACGGTCCGACTCTGAAAGAGCAATTCGATAAGGAACTATTCAGATTAAAAGCATTGCGCGAGTTGTCGGAAGTTGCGGTTAGAAGTAATAGGGACGATAGCGGGGCGATAAATGAAATGATGCTGAGCATGACGCAAGGCGTTCAGTATCAATTGTTGCTGGATATTTCGGATGCAGGGCTTGATGTCTCCGCGCTGGATAATGAATCAAGACTGAAGTTTTTGGATAAGTTGACTAAGCGCATTCAAGAAATCGGCGACGCCAGCGTTCGGCAAAAGGCGTTTCGTATTAAGGTGGAAGAAAAGCTGATCGCGCTGGAAAGCGAAGCTAAAGCAGGGAAGTCTGGTCTTGATATGGAAACGTTAAAGCGCGTTAGGCAAGAGCTGTATGGTCTCTAATCCCGTTATTCCGCTGCATCAGTATCAGGCGCGATGGATTCAAGACAAGGAGCGCTTCAAGATCGGGATGCAGGCGAGGCAAACCGGAAAAACCTTCACGACAACACTGGAAATAGTTGACGATTGTCTTGAAAAGGAAGCGCAAGGCCGCCGCGCTAGATGGGTGATTCTCAGTCGGGGGGAGCGGCAAGCAAAGGAAGCGATTGACGAGGGCGTGAAAAAACACGCCCAAGCGATGCAACTGGCGATTCAAGTGCTAGATTCTGAATACCGCAGCGAATCCGGCGTTTACAAAACCCATGAAGTGATTTTCCCAGGCGGCTCGCGGATTACCGCGTTGCCTGCCAATCCAGACACGGCGCGGGGGTTTAGTGCGAACGTTTTTTTAGATGAGTTCGCGTTTCATCACGATAGCAGGAAAATATGGGCAGCGTTGTTTCCGGTGATTTCCGCTGGGCATAAGTTGCGCGTGGTTTCTACCCCTAACGGTAAGAACAATAAATTTTACGAATTGATGACCGGCAAAGCAGACAACTGGAGCCGACATCAGACGGATATTTATCAAGCCGTTGCTGATGGTCTGCCCCGGGATGTTGCTGAGCTTAGGGATGCGCTGAATGATGCAGACGCATGGGCGCAAGAATATGAGTTGAAGTGGCTTGACGAAGCATCGGCTTGGTTGCCTTTTGATCTGATTAACGGGGTAGAGCATGAAAAAGCAGGCGTGTCGGGGTTGTATATGGGCGGACAAGTGTTTGCCGGGCTCGACATTGCTAGGCGAAATGACCTCTGGGTTCTCTGGATTGCCGAGCTGGTCGGTGATGTTTTGTGGACTAGACAAGTTGAAGCCCATAGAAGAATCCCGTTTGCTCAGCAAGATTCAATTGTCGCCGCTGCCTTCGCAAAGTATCAAATCTTACGGCTTTGTGTAGACCAAACAGGTATGGGCGAAAAGGTGGTAGAAGACTACCAGCGCGTGTATGGCAGCAGTCGTGTAGAGGGCGTACTGTTCACCAGCGCCAGCAAATTACAGTTGGCGAACGCCGCAAAACAAAGATTTGAAGACAGAACAATTCGTATCCCGATGGATGCTGCATTGCGGGCGGATTTGCACAGCCTCAAAAAAGAGAACACATCATCCGGTGCGCCGCGTTTCGTGGCCGATAATTCCGGCGACGGACACGCAGACCGGGCATGGGCGTGTTTTTTAGCGTGTTACGCGGCGCAGAATTTGAGCGCACCGGCTATGTCGGCAGTTGGCGATGATGGACGCAACCCATTCCAACCGCAACAACGGCGCGGGATTATTGGCGGTATCAAGAATTTATTCGGCGGTTCAAAATGAAAAAGAAGATACGCGAAGCGGCGATGGGCGGGTTTGACAATGAAGACTACGGCTGGACAAAACTGACCGGAGATGACGGCCGCGATTTAACGCCGTTCGACCAATCGCGGATGCAAGAAGTTGCGCGGTGGCTGTGGGAATCTAACCTACTGGCAAACCGGATTATTGAACTGCCCGTCGCGTATATTTTGGGCGAAGGCGTAAAGCTCAGTAGCAGCGACGATGCGGCGCAAGAGGTATTGGATCAGTTTTGGACCGACCCGATTAACAGCATGTCCTTATTCTGCGACGAAATGCTACGCGAACTCCAAGTGTTTGGTGAACTGTGTTTGGGCGTATTCGTGAATGAAATGAATGGGTTTGTGCGACTTGGGTATATTGACCCGTCTGAAATTGCAGAGATTATTTACGATCCCGACAACCGACGTAAGGCGATTGGTGTGGTTAAAAAGCGCGATCCTAAAACAGGGAAAACCGCACGGTATCAGGTGATTTACAACGCACCGGATAATGAAATCTTTGCTGACCGTGCGCAAGAAATCCGTGCGCAATTTACTGATGGGCAGTGTTTTTACTGGAAAATTAATGCGCTGATTCGCCAGAAACGTGGGCGTTCTGATTTAGCCTCCGGTGCAGATTGGATTGATGCGTATGAAAACTTTCTGTTTGGGGAGGTCGACCGTGCCAATTTCTTACGCGCATTCATCTGGGATGTGACGATTAGCGGTGCAACGGAAGATGACATTAAAAAATGGGAACGGCGTTTGGGTTCGCCGCCGCGACCTGGATCAGTGCGCGTACACAATGAATCGGTGGCATGGAAAGCTGAATCTCCTGATTTGAACAGCGCAGACAGCGACAGCGCTGCGAGGTTGTTTAGGAATCATGTACTGGGCGGATATACCTACCCGGAACATTGGTACGGTGGCGGCGGCGATGTGAACCGCAGCACAGCAGATTCAATGGGCGAACCTACATTCAAGATGCTGTCTAAGAAACAAATGCAGTTTGGTTTTATCCTGAGTGACATCGGGCGTTTTGTGCTGAACAGCGCAGGGCTTTATGAAGCCGATGTGTATGTGAACTGGCCTGAACTCACGGCGAAGGACATTGCGAAGCATAGCGCCGCGTTCCAGCAGGTAGTTGCCAGTGTCCAGGTGGCGCTAATGAACAGTCTGATTTCAAAGAAAACCGCGCTGGAATTGATTGCGCTAGTGGCCGCACGAATGGGATTGGAAATTGATACCGACCAGGAATTGTCGGATGCTGCGGCGGAAATGCAGGATACCGAAGCGGATGATGCCAGTTACCCGAATGTGCAGTCTGAAGATGATATGCCGATTGACATTAAGTAGATTTCGCTACTGCACAACGTTTTTTCAACAATAATCAGGAGGTGATAGGTGTCACAGCAATATACAGTGAGTAGCATTGATAAAGGTAACGGACTGGATCAGTTTGTGGTTAAGCTGGGCGAGGCTGTGGTTTATCAAGCCAAAAACCGTGAAGAAGCAAAGAAAGAAGCCGACAAGCGCAACGCGCAAGCCGGTCTACCAACGCTGTATAGCTAGGTGAAATATGTCTGCCGCTGGTGAAATCAACAGGATTCAGAGCGCCCAAAACCGCTTGCAGTCTGATGCTGTGCGAGAGATTGCGCGTATTTTGAACATCGGCGGCAGGCAGATTAGCGATATTTTGAAAGGTCAACCCACAGATTACCAAAGGTGGATATTGCCGCAGGTGCGTGCTGAAATCGCCCGTGCGATTGCCGCGCTGGAAGGGAATGTTGGTGCTGCCGTAGCGGAAGGACTAGACAACTCATGGCTGCTTGGAGAATCGCTGGTAGATGCGCCTTTGCTGGATGCCGGTCAATCTATTCTCGCGGTTGCGCCGCGCATCAATCTAAGTCAACTTAAGGCGATGCGCGAGTTTTCTACTGATAGAATCGGCGGCGCGATGATCGACGCGGTGAATAAAATCAACGGTCAACTCGGACTGACTATCATAGGTGCGCAGCCGGTGAGCGATACCGTGTCGAATGTGCAGTCTATTCTGGGCAGCGCACGTAGCCGTGCGATTACCATTGTGCGCACTGAAATGGGTACGGCATACAGCAGCGCAGCGCAGGTACGCCTGGAACAGGCCGCCGAGGCTGTTCCAGGGCTGCAAAAAATGTGGATTTCATCAGGCAAGATTCACGCTCGCGCTAACCATGCCGCAATGCACGGCCAAGTCGTGGATTATGATGAGCCGTTTCAGTTTCCAGGCGGACATGAAGCGATGTATCCCCGCGAGGTATCCTTACCGCCGGAAGAAAGAATCAACTGTGGGTGTACCTCTATTCCGTATAACCCTGATTGGGGTCTCAAAAACCCTAAACAGGAATAACGCACCAAACGGCTAAATTAGCGATTGTATGTTTTTGTGCGCATGATTTAACGACTTGAAATCCGCAGAGGCTTTATAAAGCGCCCTATGCTGATTTAGCCGCATGAAAATCCGACCTGCCAAGATGTTCTTGCCGCTCACAGTGAGCGGCTTTTTTTTGCGCATTTTGTGCGCTTCGTTAAATCACCGGTAAATCTCTGTTAAAGGTTATGTGCTTATGCGCATAAACTGGTCGCGTGTTAAACGAATTTGAGCGAAACATGAGAGAGTTGACTAAGGCCGAAGCTGCGAAGGCGGTAGGCATTGACGAATCGGATGTGTTCAGTTTTGTGCGTAAGCCAAATCGTGATATTGGCGTGGTGACAATTTACGGCCAAAAGCTCTATGCAAGCCAGGTCGCGCAACAGAAAGAGGATAAAGCGAGTGAAAAGTAAAAATTTATTAAGCAGCATGTTGAGCTTGGTCTGTGTGCGTTTGGTCGAGTCCGCGCCCGCTGAAAGCGGCAATCTTCAGGATTTGATGCCGTTTCATTTGGTCGAAGCGAAAAACGCCAACTCGTTTTTGATTACTGTGATTCATTCCGGTAAATCGAAAAACAACGTGAACTATCCGGCCGATGTGTTGAAGGAAGCAACCCCGCTGTTTGAGGGTGTGCGCGTGTTCGTGAAAAGCGATGCGGAGCATCTTAAAGGGCAGGGCAAAGACTTCCGCAATCTGGTTGGCGGTTTGACGCAGCCGCGCTTTGTGGAAAGCGCCAGCGGCGGTGAAATTCAGGCGGTTTTGAAAGTGCTTGACCCGACGATTGGCGCAAAAATGAAAGAGGCGCTTGACGCTAATCTGGCGGATTTATTTGGCTTCTCGATTGATGTGGAGGGCGAAGTCAAGCCGGGCGCGGTGCGCGAGGCTGTGCGGTTTACCCGTGCGCATTCAGTTGATTTGATTATTGAGCCTGGTGCTGGCGGCAAGCTGCACAAGTTGATCGAGGCGTGTTTCCCATCGGAAATGGCGACTTCCGCGCATCGTGAATCTGCGCCGCAAGTGTCTCGCCCGAATACTGAAAAGCCCGACGATGCAATGGCAGCGCTGCGCATGGTAGAAGCGCTCGATTCCGTAAAGCAATCCGGCTTGCCGGATGTTGCGCAATCCCGTATTCGTGAAGCGCTGCTTTTGAAGTCTCGCTTCGGTGTGGATGATGCAAAAGCAGCAATTCAGCAAGAGCGCATCTATCTGTCGCACTTCACCGATACCGGCAAGGTGCGCGAAGCGGGCGGCCGGATTGACGCTGGCGAAAGTCGCGGTGAAAAAGTGGTCAAGATGCTGGATGACTTTTTCATGCGCAAAGGCGGCGTGAATAGCATCCGCGAAGCCTATGTAGACATCACCGGCGACCGCAATGTGACTGGGCGGATTCAAGATGCTGACCAGTCGCGTTTGCGCGAATCGTTAAATTCCTCCAGTTGGGCGAATGTGTTGGGCGATTCAATCACCCGCGCAATGGTACGCGATTACAGCGAAAAGAATATGTACGACGCATGGCGCGACTTGGCCGATGTGGTCCCGGTGCGCGATTTTCGCACGCAAGAGCGCTTGCGCTGGGGTGGGTACGGCAATCTGCCGGGCGTGAACGAAGGCGCAGCGTATTTGGCGATGACTTCGCCTAGCGACGAGAAGGCTACCTATGCGATGACAAAACGCGGTGGCACAGAAGACGTGACGATGGAAATGATTGCGAACGACGATGTCGGTCAAGTACGGCGCATTCCTACTAAATTGAGTCGCGCCGCGCAGCGTACCCTGTCTAAATTCGCTATGGATTTCTTGGCAACCAATCCCACGATTTACGATTCCACCGCGCTGTTTACCGGCGGTCACGGCAATCTGGGTTCTACCGCGCTGAGTTCTGCCACGCTGTCTGCTGGTCGTTTGGCAATGATGAAGCAGACCGAGGCGGGTAGTTCGCAACGCTTGGGAATCCCGCCTGCGCACTTGTGGGTCCCGGTAGATTTGGAAGAAGCCGCGTTTGAGTTATTCCGTCGCACGACCAACAACGACACTGATTTTGTGGAAAGTTTGCAAATGAAGGTGCATCCGGTGTGGTATTGGACGGACACGAATAACTGGTTCTTAAGTGCGGACAAGATGGATATTCCGTGCGTAGAAATTGGCTTTTTGAATGGCAACGAAACGCCTGAATTGTTTGTCCAAGACCAGCCGAATGTCGGCAGCATGTTCAGCAACGACAAAATCACCTACAAAATCCGGCATGTCTACGGCGGCGCGGTGATTGATTATCGCGGCTTATACGGCGCTGTGGTGGCGTAACTAACCATACCCAATCCCTGTTTTGTGAATGGGGATTGGGGATAAAGAGAGAAATAAATCAAATGCCTGTTTCGTATTTTAAATCAGCAGTAGATGCGCATTTCACCCTAGATGACGAACAGGTGAGCGCAACAGAACGCGACGCGGCAATCAGCAGCGCTCTGGCGGTGTATGGGGAAAATTTCCCACGCGAGGTGGTAGAGGATGTGGCAGCGGCGGATATTGATACGCTGCCGCTACCTGAAGCATGGGAAAGCGGTTTCAGCGTTTTGCTGTCCGCCGAATATCCGGTCGGTTCAAAGCCGCCGCAACTGCTAGATTTGGATTTCATTTACGAATACCGCGCTCCAAGCGTTCCGAACGTGCTAAATCATGTATCCAATCAATTCACTACCGGCGACAGCGTGCGTCTTACCTATACCGCCCGTCATGTTTTGGATGCCGAAAACGATAGCGTACCCCTTTCGCACCGCAACGCGATTGTGTTGATGGCGGTGTGTCAGTTATGCAGTACGCTTGCGGTGCGCTTCAGTGCGGATTCGAGCAGTACGATTGGCGCGGACAGCGTAGATCAGCAAAGCAAAGGGCGCAACTACGCGGCAATGGCAAAACAGTTTTGTGCGCAAGCCCGTAACGAATTGGGGTTGCCTGCGCACGGCACAGGCAATGCGCTGGGCGCGGCGATGGGCGTGACGGATTGGGATATGTACACACAACGCGGGCGTGACCGGCTTTATCACCCTGGCAGATGGAGATGATATGGCGCTGCAAAACTTCCGGCGCGGAGATACCTACAAGCTGAAGCTAAACTTCGGCAAGGATATTACAGGCTGGCTATTTACGTTCACCCTAAAAAGCGAGTTGGAAGATGTCATTCCTGCGCTGCAAATCCAAAAAACCGCAGGTGATTCGCCAAGCGATGAACCGGGAAACGGCATTGTGTACTTGGAAATCACCAGCGCTGCCAGCGCGTTGTTAGCGCCTAGCAGCTATTTTTACGATATTCAGCGCACGATTCCTGGTAATCCGCCGGATGTGCGCACGATTTTGCCGGACATTTCAAAGCCGTCTGAAAAAATTAAAGTGATTCAAGATGTCAGCGTTTGAAGTGTTTTTGAGTGATGCGTCGGCTACCGAATCGGCGCGACTGCTTGAGCAGGTGGTAGAGGTTTCTGAAACTGAAACCCGCGCAACGGTTGCGATGGTAACAGAAACCGTGCTGGTGCAAAGCGAAACTGCACAAATTACCGTGCGCGAAGTGATTGATGAAGTAGTCATTTCCAGTGACTACGATACCTGCGCCAATCCTGCGCCGTCTGAGTATGCGCTGTATGCGCCTGCTCACGCGGTATTGGATAGCGGAATGCCGGTGTATTTGAACCGGCTCGGCGGGCTGAGTTTAGCCGCGTCTACCGGCTACCCAGAAGCTGCGGTGATTGGCGTGACATTGTCGCCTGCGGTTTTGAGCGAACTCGCGCAATATACCACAGACGGCAGGGTGCAGCGGACAGATTGGTCGGCAATTGCGGGCAGCCCACGACTGTCTGCGGGCGATACCTATTATTTGGCGGCGATACCCGGAAAAATTACCAATATCCCGCCGCAAACCGGAATTGCCGTGCCAATCGGCACGGCGGTGTATGACACGACGCTCGACGTGGAGATCGGGCAACCCATTGGATTGATTTAAGGAGTTTGCGTTATGGCACATAAATTTGTGCAGTATTGGAATGGTTTTTTACAGGAATTTCTGCCTTTAAAACAAAGCAGCGGCGCAGGCGACGCGGATAAAATCGTGGCTACTGGCGCTGACGGGCGGATCGACCCCTCGCTGATGCCGACGGGCTTTGAGTCGCAAGTGAAACTTTTCCCTGCCTCGGAAGACTTAGCTGCCGGGAATTTGGTAAATATTTGGGATGACTCCGGTACGCTGAAACTGCGTGTAGCCGATGCTTCGTTGTCTCGTCCTGCGGACGGCTATGTGAAATCTGCTGCGCTGACAGGCGCGAACGCTTCAATGTATCTGGAAGGCGTGAATAATCAGGTCAGCGGACTGACTGTAGGGCGGGTATGGCTGGGCAATGCTGGCGCAGTGACTAACACGCCACCTGTATCCGGTAGCGGCGGTATCTCGCAGATTGTCGGTTCCACTTTGGCAACTACTGAATTGGAATTTGAGCCAAATGACCCGGTTATTTTAGCGAGCGCGTAGTAATGCATCGTCCAGTCGTTTATTCGCACGGATTTTTAACCGAATTACCCATCGGATTGCAAATCGGTGGGGCGGGTTTCCCGCAAATAAACGGCGTGATGCTGAATGATTTGGAAGAAGGCGAAGCTGCGGTGGATACCTCTACGAATGAATTAGTGGTTCGCATTGCCTGGGGGCGTTTGCTGCGCTTCGCTGGTGCGTTGCAGAGTATTCCGCCGCGCTTCGTCTTCGTCCAAGCACGCAACAGTCAATACGTGGGAATGATGATATGAGCCACATGCCGGTCATTGATGGCAATGGAAATCCAGCATACATGTTTGCAGTGGGCGATGGTTCGCTGCAAAGCCCCTATTCCCTGTCGCCCATGCCGCGCCAACAGGCGTGCATTGAACTTGGAAATGTATTCCAAAGTTCTGAGCGCCACGACCTGGCAAATAACGCGACATTGGATCATTTTTTGGCAGTACCGTTAAATTCAAAAGTTGTGCTGGCAGGATTTGATATTTCGACCGGCAGTGCGCCGCTGGAAGTGGACATCTTTGAGGGCTGTATTGTAAGCGCCAACGGCACACAGAACACATTATTTAATTTAAATCGACAATCTTCGGATGCGCCAACCTGCGTGCTATGGGAATCGCCTACAGTCACTGATTCTGGTATTAGATTGGTTTCTATGCTAGTGACTGGCGACAAGAGCGTAGGCGGCAGTGCGCATCGCGGATGTGGTCAAATTCTGAAAGCCGGTGAAAAATACTTATTCAGAATCAAAAATACCAGCGGCGGCAATGCGCGGATAAGCATTGATATTGCGGTCGTGGAGCAATAGACATGCCGTATATTCTCACTGCACCATTTACGCTTGAAATCCACGAACATGAGATTGAAAGCTTTAATTTCGATATAGAAAATAATTTACTCACAATTAAAATCGTTCACCGCGACAAAGATGGCTTTGATATCAAACGCGATAGCTGTGAGTTTCCAATCGTGGACGCATCCGGCAATGTGCTGATGCCACCAGATTCTCCGCCCGAATATCCTAGCGGCGAGCAACTGTACGGCATGATGAAAATCGCGCTGTATGGGCGATTAAGAGAATTGCCGGGGATGATCGGCAATGGGGTACTTGTTTGAGCGAAATCCAAGACGTAACCGGTCGCATCAACGATGTCATTGCCGCGCTGGGCGAAGACGCGCTGGTGCAATACCGCACCGCGTTCGAACAATCTTTGCTGATTTTAAAGGCGCAGGCGCAACTGAATGCGCCGGTTGGGATTGGGGGCGGGGCGGGTTTGCGGGGGAGTATTGAGGCTTCGCCCGTTGCGATTGGAGTGGGGGAAATCAGCGGCGCAGTGGGCACGTCTATTGGCCATGCGCTGCCGGTTGAGCTTGGAACGAGACCTCATTTCCCGCCTTTGCAACCGCTGATTGATTGGGTGGAATACAAGTTGGGGATTGACGAAGAACACGGCGGGGTGGGCGTGGCGTTGAAAATACAGCGCAAGATTGGCGCTAAAGGTACTGCACCGCAACCGTTTATGGGCACTGCGTTTGAAAGCCATGCCGACAATGTTGCGGCGATTTTCCAAGCCACGACAGATAGGTTATTAAGAGAGGTTAGCAATGGCGATTAAAACATCTGATATTCGCGCCGCGATTCAGGATACTTTGGAAACGGTGTCGAGTGTAGGCGTGGTGCAGGCGTATGAGCGGTTTGCGAAGGATAACGCTACGCTGCGCGATTATTACGTTGTGAATAGCCAGTTGCGCGGGTGGTTTATTACCCATGAGAAGACTGAAAATACCGACCACGGCGCAATGGATTTGCTGTGTCATACCTGGAAAATCACCGGTTATTTGGCGTTAGATGACAGCAAAGAAACTGAATTGGAGTTGGATAAGATTTTAGACAGCATCCGCAGCACGTTCCAGGCGGATGAAACGATGTCCGGCGCGGTTGCCGGTGTCAGCGTCCAAGAGCGCGGCGAGGTGGGTCCACAAGTGGAATTGATTGATAAGGTTGTTTTCTGCGGGGTGTTATGTCACCGCGCAATTTTGAGATTAAATACTTACGTTTTTGAGGAGAAGTAAGATGGCTCTACCTGCTGAACAGTTTTTTGCCGCCAAGATGCGCGGTGAATTTTTGATTGGTGAATACAATTCGCCGAAATTACTGAGTGTCGGGGCCTATGCTGATCCAGTTTATTCGCCAACAGTTGAAGACGATACGATTCCAAACCTATTGACTGATAACGGTGGTAATTACGAAACTGACAGCAATGTTAGCGGCATATCTCTAACTGTTAATTTATATAACTTCAATCCCGCGATGACAGCCAGGATGTTGAATGGCACTGCGACAGCTATAGCTAACGGCAGTGTCGCTGACGAAGTGGTGACCGTTTTTGCGTCAGGCGTTAATTATCTCGTGCGCCTTAATCGCTTGTTGGATACCGGTGGCACCGCGCCTGTGGTAAAAAGTTTTGACGGTGTTACAACCTATGCTGCGATTACCGATTACATTGCCCACGAGGGCGGGCTTGAAATTGTTGCCGGTGGTGCGATTGAGGCAGCCGCAGATGCCGCTGAAGACGATACGGTGAGCGTGAAGGTATCATACGATAATTACGCACAGGACATTATCGAGTCAACAGTCGATTTCTCAAATTACTTTACTGCGCGCTTTATCCTGGACAATAAAGTTCGCGGGGCGAATCCAGAATTCTGCGATGTCTGGAAATTCAAATTCGCGTCCGGTGATTTTCCTCTGGTAGACCAAACATTCAAGGTAAAGGCGGTCACGCTGAATCTGGATACCGATTTGACGCGGGGGACTGGTGAAAGCGCCTATATGCGTTTTGCGCGTAAGGTGTACGCATGATCTGCTCAAAAGTGATTGATTTTGGTAAGGGGCGCGGCGCGGCGACGTTGATTGAGCCAACTACTACGCAAATTCGTGATGTTGCGTTGTCGCTAGAATCGGGTGACTTACGCGAACTGTCGCTGCAAAACATGTTTACCTCGATGTATCCGGTGTTTTGCAAACGCATTGCGCCGTTTGTGGATTTACCGGAAGGTATGAGTTTTGACGATTTGAGCGAGTCGGAATGGCGGCAACTGAAAGAGGGTGGAGAAGCGCTCTCCCCTTTTTTCAAACGCACGGCGGACATGATGATGATGGTGTGGAACATGCCGCCAGAGACACTATCAAGACTTTTACAACAAACTGTCTCCGGCTCGCAAGCAGACACCCGTTAATCTGGAGTTATGGCTGGACGCTGTATCTGGCTGCGCTAGAGGAATGGAATAATGATTGACCTGCGCTGTTTTAGAGAGACACAACATGCAACATCCTGAAGTGGATTTTGTGTGCAAGTTGGCAGATGATTTTGCCGAGAAAGAGACCGTGGCGCGTGGGGTAGAGACGCGATTAATCGCGTCTCTACAACAACATAAAAACCCTGTAGAGACGCGATAATGGCGGATACCAAAACCTACAATCTTGCGATTGAGCTGCTGCTTAAAGCACAGAATTTTGTGCAGGGTCAGAAGCAAGTCGCGCAAGAGGCCGCTAAAGCCGCAGGCAAAATGTCGGAGGCGGATAAGGCCGCGCAGTCGTTTGGTAAAACGCTGACGCGATTTGGTGCGTATGCAGCGGGTCTATTTACTGTTTCCAAAGCAATTGAGTTTGCGCAACAGGGGTTACAAGAATTCGGACAGCGCGAGCGTGAACTTTTCCGTTTTGAATCACAACTAAAGGCCACCGGGCAGGCCGCTGGTCTTACCGCCAAACAACTTCAAGATTTATCCCGTCAGCAAGCGTTTAACACGCTGGGCGATACGAAGGGCGTGGCGGATGCAATTGGTGTATTGACCACGTTTCGCACTGTTGCCGGTGATACGTTCACGCGCACCATTGCGCTCTCCGGTGACATGCAAGAAGTGTTTGGCAGCGGTTTGCCGGGCGCGGCGACGATGCTTGGGAAGGCGTTGGAGAATCCAATTGCGGGTATTTCAGCACTGGCAGACGTTGGGGTATCGTTCACCGGCCAGCAAAAAGAGCAAATCAAACAGTTGCAGGAAAGCGGACGGCTATTTGAAGCGCAGAGCGTGATTCTTGGTGTGCTGGAGGCGCAATTCGGCGGCGCGGCGGTTGCAGCGGCGCAGGGTTATGCAGGCGCGGTGCACACGGCTAATCAGTCGACTGCTGAACTGGCAGAAGCGGTAGGTGCGAAATTAGCGCCTGCGGTGAAAAATGTATTGGCTATTTATTCTACTGTGACGCAAGGATTGACGGCGTTATTGCGTGAAAACCCGCTGCAAACGCTAGAGGGTACGCTGGAAAATGTGGCCGAGCAGATTGAGCAGAAATACGCCCCGCGTATTTCGAAAGTGCAGCAACTCATAACCCAAGAAAACGAACGTCTGGCAAAGCTACGTGCGGTGCAGGAAAAGCAAAGTCAGGAAGAGATAAAAAGCTATCTTGATGATGTGGCTAATTATCGGGTCGCCCTTGACCGCGAGAGATTGGCATCTGCAAAGTTTACCACCGACCAGTGGATTGAGCTAGAGAATGCCGCGATACAGCAAATCAAAGCGCTGAACGAGGGCTTGGCTTCTACCCTGAATAGTATTGAAGATGAAATCCGGGCGCGTCGGCGTGAAACGATGACCGAAGCCGGTGCGCAGGCGGATATTCAAGCTGAGATTGCTGAAAAATTCGCCCAAGCGCAAACAGCGTTAGCGGCGGGCGATAGTGAAGGCGCAAGGGAACTGGCAGAAAATATTCGTTCACTGACTGGTCAAGTAGAAGACGTCGACGCGGCAGAAGCCTCGCTGCGTAAACTGCAAGAGGTTTTCACGCAAGTTACCGCCGCGCAAGTGGATACGCAACGCGGGATTGCTGAAGTCGCCGGTGAACAGGCCGGAACAGTGACGGTAGACGCGGACATTACCGCCGCTGAAGCGAATTTGGCGACACTGCAACAAGAGCTGGCCGAGATTCAGCAAGAGCGCGTGGTGCGCATTGATGCGGATATTAAGCCGCTTAAAGCCAAGCTCGCTGAGAGCGAATCGCTGTTTAAGCAGGCGTTTTCTGCTATATCGCTGAATCCCTTTGCAACACAGATGAATGTCGTCGGCAGCATTTTGAAACGCGCCAGTGGCGGACCCATCCCTGGCTACGGCGGTGGCGACAGAATCCCTGCGTTACTTGAGGGCGGGGAGTACATCGTGCGCAAAGACAAAGCGGCTAAGTTTAGGGATTTGCTAGACCATATTAACTTCGGTGCGCCGCTGAAGTTTGCCAGCGGCGGGAGTGTGCCGGGGGGGAGTTCTTCTCCAAACAATTTAGGCGAGTTTACCTGGAACATTAACAACGGCGGACGCGCAGCGCGTGGCACGCTGATTGGTGATCGCAATTCTATGAATGGGTTTTTACGTGCTTTGAAGGAATTAAGCTAATGGCACGTTCTTTGGGCGTATGGAGTTTGCCGGTCAACACTGATTGGCTTGATGAGCATAATGGCTGGTCGCCAATCCGCCAAAGCAAGCGCCGCACGGTGGGCGGTGGGTTGGCTGTTGCTTCGCAAGTGTTGAGCGGTGGCAGGCCGATTACTCTGGAATGGGCGCGGGGTAGGCAATGGCTTACTTACGCGGATATGCTGCAAATCCAAACGTTGTTAGATGCGGGTGCAACCTCTTCTTATACCTTCATTTGGGATGGTTTTAGCGCGATTGTGCGCGTTGATTTTGAGCGTCAAGCGCGGGAAGTCTCGCAGCGCGGGTGGCGTTTGAATCCGTCTGATGATAAGTTTTACGGTTCACTTTTTCTGTATACGGTATAAACACCGTCAAATCTCTGTTATCCCTTCTACTGAGTAGTTGGTAGTCTCTTGTTATATTTGTCTGGAGACTATCAATGCCAATCACTCGTTCCGAAGTTCTATTCCGTACTGGGAAAAATACCACTCAAACCACCGCGCATGGTGGAAAAATGGATTGGCAGTCGGAAGTTCCGAATGCCGTCCTGTCTGCGTTTATTTCAGATTTCACCCAAGCAGAACGCACTGCCGGGGCTACGCGCTGGTATAAGATTTTTCTGCACAATGCCGACGACGGCAATCTCGCTGCAACCGATGTTCTTGCTTATCTTTCGAAAACGCTAACCGGCGATTATGTCGCAAGCCTGAAGTCTGCGACGCTTTCCAACACATACAACGATGTCAGCGCGGCGCGTAAATTTGGCGTGGGTACGCTGGCAACGGCTTTGTCGCCGGGCGACAGCACGATTGTGATTGACACACGCGGCGCGGCGTATGCGCATTTTCAAAACGGTGACGAAATCATCATCCACAACAAAGCCGGTGCAGGCAATACCGGGGTAGATGACAATACTGGCGCGATTGAAAAGCATGTGATTTCTGGTGCGCCGGTTTGGAACGGTGACGAGGTGACGATCACCCTGGTAGGACAGATTGCCAGCACATTCGCCACCTCGCGCACGGTGGGCGGTGAAACCGTTCTTACTTATGTTGCGTCTTGTCCGCCTTCTGCCGATGCAGAAACGTCGGTCACGGTGCAAAACAATACCTCTGTCGCAGGCACTTTGGATGTGAACGAAATCAGTGCGCCAAACATCGGCGCGATTGATCAAACCATTACCCTCACGTTTACCAGTGGAACGGCGTTTACCGCCGTTTCGAATGATGCCGGGGTAACGCTGCCTGCGGGGAGTATTTCTACTACCTACGCGCCGCTGAATAGCGAAAGCGGTACGGCGCTCATTTCAATCCCGCCTACCGCATGGGGTGGCACATTCCTGGCGGGTGATTCGGTGCAAGTGCCCACTACGCCCGCTGCGTTTGCGTTTTTCCTGATCGTGGAATGTCCGGCTGGTGCATCGGCTACGCAGGAAACGGTTGATTTGCGTTTTTACCTGTACAGCGGTAGCGCCTGATGTCTAACGCCGCGTCGTTTTCCGTTTCGCTTGCGATTGAGCGCGAGTATTACCAGCCAGAAATCGTGATTGATCCGCGTGACCAGTCTACGCCGTTAGTTTACTTTCCGTTTTTGCCACTGGCAGAGGCGGAAAAGCTACCGCAAAACCTGATTGACGCGGCTTGGGAAGCTTATGACGCTGACGACCCGATGGCTGATACGCCCACCTATGAAGAAGACCAGGGCGCGGATACCAATGGCGTCGAATATATACGCTTAAACAACGACGACGGGCGGACGACGTTGCGCCGCACGCCGGAGTTGAAGTTGGCGCGGTTTGGGCGGCAAGTGGTGCGGGTATATGGGCCAGAGAGTTATTCCGGTTTGGCGTGGCGCTTAAGTTTTACTTATGACGACCAGAATCAATTGATCGGCGAACCAGAATGGCTTAAATGGGAAGAAGACATCCCCGTCCGCGAAAGCTTTATTGTTTACCACAGTTTGGATATACCGTCGAAAGAAGCGGATGACGGCGCGTATGGCATGAATCCGATTAGAGAAGCCAATGATTGCGGGTATCTCAACTTCGACAGCAACAAGGGCAGGTTCGCCGCAAGCACGCCAGCGGGCAAGCGCGAAGGGCGCTTTGTTCAGCTTTCTGAAAAGGATAAAGGGGATGCTGGCAAGTACCATTTTAAGTTTAAGTTTGGCAATAAAGAGTTTAAGCGCACTTATATCATTTCCGGCAATCGGGCGGAATACCGCGCAGGTACACAAGCACGGCGCATTGGGCGCAAGGTGACTATGCACCGCGAAGTGCTAAATTTTTCAAATAGCACTGAGCAAACTATCAAGTATTGGTACGATGACCCCGTGGTGACTGTGTTGTCCTGGACAAGATTCATTGATGCGAACGGCAAAGTGTTAGATGTGCGGCCAATCAATTATGCGCAAGGTGACGTGTGGTGGAATCTTGATTGGGAAGCGCGGATCGCCGCAAGCAATGGCTATCGCCCAAAAGCAGGGCGCACGTTTCGCTCATCTAAGCCGGTATGGGGTAGCTTGCTGATTGAGTATCCTGTCGCCTATACCGAATATGAGATTTTTTACGATTTCCCCACGCCGCGCCGCGAGTATGAGGTGCAGGTCGGTACGATTGAGCGCGTGGGCTTTGTGGTGAAAGATTATAAAGACGACACTGTTGTGAATCAGGCGTTTTTAGAGGGCAGTGACATTGGCTACGATTACCAGAAAAAAGATAAAGACTGGATACGCGCCAATAAGAAAAAGAGCGATTTTAGTTACGACAACGCGCCGGATGTCTATCTAAAATTAATGCGCAAGGTGCAGTTTAAGCCGTTCAAATCGCCGTCTTTAGAGTTTTTTTACAACAACGGTAAGCGCGTGGCGACTACGCGCTGGACACCGCCATCGCCTGAGTTTATGGATTTATGCCAAGATGAAATGCCCAAAATCACGATTATGCAGGAACGCAAGCGCTTCCGTCGTTATGGTGCGGATGCGTCTACCAATGATGAAGGGTATGTAGAGTTTGAGCGCGTAGTGGAAAATGTCGCGGTAGACCCGATGGGCAACGTGTACAGAAGCCGCTACGAAGACCAGCGTGAAGATGAGGATAACAGACCGGAGACTGATTAATGGACGGCGGGCGGATTGTCGGCATTAATGGTTTTAGCGGGATGAGTGGGGTAACTTCTGTTACGCCGTTTGACCGCATTGTGGCGGTGAAGGCGGGCAGAAAGAATGTTTTAGCCATTATAAGCGTATTGAGAATAAACATACCTATCATCAGATACGGGGAGCCGTGGACTATTACAAACTGGCAGCACACATTCAGTCTGCTAAATTTTTGGGCAAGGTTGCCTCTGGTCACACATTACAAATATCCTACTTTAACAGCGGAATATCAGGCGTGGCTGGCAACAAATCCTGAAGATACATCATATACTGCATTTTATGATTTTTGGGCAAGCAAGGAGGGCGGCACACTCTTAATAAGCCCTGGTGGAGCTAGTGACCTTATCGCTGTGGTATATGCCGAATATATTTCAGACCAAATCCCAGAAGTAACATTTACACCAAGCCCGATAGACCCTGAATACTACGACACTGTTAGCGTTTGGGAGCAATGGCCTCATGCGGGGAACGTAAGCGCAAATGGATGCTTTTTATTTTTCCCTAAGCCAGAAACCTGCTTAAATTCTCAATTACAGTTAAAAACAGTACATTTAACGGCTAATACTACATGGGGTACGGGCGAAGGATCGTGCGTTATTGTTGAAAATGAGCCATTTGATATTGGATTTAACACTAGAAAATATGCGGCGTACACAACAGACGGCATTTTGCTGAATTAAAAGGACGGGTAGCAATGAGCGCAGTAGACAACATCAAAATTTACCTATCGGGCGGCGCTGGCAACAGCAACCCAAATGCAAGCCTCGGCGGTGCAATCAGCGCCACGCGGCTTTTGAGCCAGAGCGTGACCGGCATTTCGAATATTACCGGCGTGACAGCGATTGAAGCGCGGGGCGGTGGCGTGGGTAGCGGTACGCTGGCGTATACCGCTGCGGGGAATTTGCTGGTTTACACTCCACCAGGCGGGAGTGCAGGCGCGGCGGTGGCGATTAGCGCGGACGGCACGTATTTTTTGAAAGGTGCGGACGGGATTGCTACGCTGGAAATTACCGCCGTTGCGTTAAGTTTGCCGGGTACAAATCAAAGCGATACGCTGACCGTTGCGCGGATTGCGAATAATCTTTGGGATAACATTTCCGGCTCAGAAGGCAGGGGCGGGGACACGGAATATCGCTGTATCTATTACAAAAACACCAGCGGATTGGCGTATCAATTTCGCGCTTGGATTTACGCGCAGCCGACAGGCAATTCAACGCTTCAAGTTGGTCTGGACGCGGCAGGCGTGAATGGCGTGGCGGTTACGATTGCGAATGAAAATACTGCACCCGTAGGCGTGACATTTAGTGCGCCCAGCACGGAAGCGGGAGCGCTGCAAGCGATACTCCCAGCGGGAGCCAGTATCGCGTGTTGGGAACGCCGTGCGATTGTCGGCGGGGAATATCCCGCCGTTCCGAGCGCGTTTTACACCATCAGCTACTCAGTTGTAGAGGATTGATATGTACGCTAAATATGCTTATACCGCCGCTGCTACTGTTGCTAACGTCATGTCTGACTTGGTGGCGTTGCTGACCGGCGAAAGCAACAAAGCCAATTTGAGCGCTGGTTGCGACCAAGCGAATACCGAAATTATTGCGACAATCCCCGCAGGCTGGACGCTGCACGATGCCGCTGCGGGTACGAATAAACAGGTGTTAAAAGCGCCGTTTTCATACAACGGTAGCCTGTTTAAGTTTTTGATGCTGGATCATTCGCTAAATACAAATACCAGACTGACGTTATACGGCTATGAAACCTGGAATGAGGTGGCGCATACCGGAACAAACCAAACGCAAAACGGCACGACAGCGCCACATGCAAAAGGGAGCGGCGTGGCGGGGTTTATTTATGTGTTCGCCAGTTCAAAATTTGTGGCGATTACCAATGCCTACTCTACTTCGTGGGGGGACATTTCTTATGGCGGGATGAGTATTTTCAGCGAATACACCCGCGCCGCGCCTTGGTCAGTCACCACTATGCCGCACGCGGCGTTGATTCAGACTGGAGCGTGTATCAGTCTTTCGCCTTACACGCATGTATGGCCGCTGAAAGCACGCGACAAAACCGATTTGGTTTTGACCGGTACGGGGGCGCGGGCGTATTTGGGTTCTATCGGCGTAGAGATTCCGGCGAGGTATACAAGCAGTTTATTCTTTCCGAACGGCGGTGATTTTAACATCGGTGACGGTTTGGGCGCTGAATATACGCCGCTGTTTCCGATATACGCCATGAATGCGCCGGTATACGGCATTCCGATTGGCGACTTTAGCGCGGCGGCGGATTTTTGGTTACTGCCGAATAACTTAATCGGAAATCTAACGACATTTCAATATGGTGGGCAAGATTATATCGCGGTGAAATGTTGGGGGGCAAATACCACAACGGACAGCGGACATCGTATCGCGTTTCCTAAACGCTAAAGAGAGGTTTTATGTACGCTAAATATGCCTATACCCCCGCTGCCACACAAGCCAATATCATGTCTGACTTGGTGGCGTTGCTTACTGGACAAACCAATAAGGCAAGCCTTAGCGCGGGTTGTGACCAAGAAAATACCGAAATCATTGCGACAATCCCCTCAGGCTGGACGCTGCACGATGCCGCAGCCGGTACGAATAAACAGGTGTTAAAAGCGCCGTTTTCATACAACGGTAGCTTGTTTAAGTATTTGATGCTGGATCACTACGTTGCGACGGAAATAACGCTATACGGCTATGAAACTTGGAACGAAGTGTCTCACACCGGCACAAACCAGACGCAAAATTTGACTAATAACACCCAGAGGAAAGGCAACGGCGTGGCGGGTGTTTTTTTCGTGTTCGCCAGCGCTAAATTTGTGGCATTGGTAGGGACAGATTACACGTCGTGGGGAGATGTGGCCTACGGCGGCATTACCATTTTCAGCGAATACACCCGTGATACGCCCTGGTCGGCGACTACCTTGCCGCACGCGGCGTTGATTCAGACTGGAGCGTGTATTTCTCAAAGCACTGGCGACTATGCGTGGGCGTTTCCGATCAAGGCGCTTGATAAAATTGGCAATATGCTGACGGGCTTAGATGCGCGGGCGCAATTGGCAACCATTGGCGTTATTTTGGGATTTAACGGGTACGCAACGGCTTCGTTATTTCCGAATGGCGGCGATTACAACACTAAAGACGGTTTAGGGAATGAGCTTACGCCGTTGTTCCCGATGTATTTAGTCAAACCAAATGTCTACGGCATCCCGCTTGGTAATTTTAGCGTGGCGGATTTTTGGTTACTGCCGAATAACGTAATCGGAAATCTCACAACATTTCAATATACTGGTCTGGATTATATCGCCGTGAGATGTTCGGGAATTAGTACCGACCCCGGCAACCGTATCGCGTTTCCTAAACGGTAATTGACATGCCTGAACCACTTGGGGGATTTCTTCCGACGCTGCAATACAGCGTGGTATTTAGCGATGACGCACGTTACCCGGCTTCGCTTGTACCTGCGCTTGACGTAGTATTCAGTGATGCGGAGAGTTACCCCGCTTTCGCGCCGACGCTGCAATACAGCGTGGTGTTTAGTGGTGGGGTAAATTACCCGTCATACTTTGTGCCAGCGCTTGACGTGGCGTTTAGTGATGCGGAAGTTCCCCCCGCTTTTGTTCCCAACATCGGCTTAGTCGTGTTGTGTGGGCGTGGCAGCGACAAGAGTTCCCGCGCAGGTGGTTTTAGTCAATCCGCTACTTCTGCGGATGCGTCTTGGCGCATGTCTTCGTTCGGACAGGTCGCTTCGGTCTCAGACTACGCACATAAAAACGCCGCATATCGCCAAGCGGAAACTGTCGCGTATCAAGTTACGCGCAACGCCGCATATCGACAGCCAGATACCCGGATTGACAGTGCGTCAAGCGAGCGCACGTTCCGTCAAGCAGATACAGCGATTACTTCAGCCCGCCGCGATGCGGTTTTTGCGCAATCCGACGCACTGGCAGATGCCGCATTGCGTGATGTCAGTTTCGCGCAAGCCGCCTCCAAAACCGATGTGACCAATACAGCGCGTGAGTTCGCGCAGCAAAGTTCGGTAGTCGGTTTTGCGCGGCGTGATGTCGAATACCGCGAACCAGAGACCGGCGTAAGCCATGCGCGGCGCTCAGTCCATTACACCCAAATCTCTAGCGCCACAACATACGCCAGAAGAAACGCGGCGTTTTTTCAGCATGATTCAAATCCAGCGCACGGCGCGTTGTTGCTGCCGTTTAGGTCTGCACTGGAAAGCGCGTTGCGTTTGCCGTTTGGTTGTCCGCTTGAGGGCGCGTTGTATGTTTTATTTCGCGCTGCACTGGAAAAGTCGCTGCGCTTGCCGTTTGAAACGCAGCGCTTGACGGAAGGTGGGCTGTTACTGCCGTTTGAAAGCGTGCCGGATGTTGTGCAACTAGGGTTGCTATTACCATTTGGCGCGGCGTTGGAAAGTGCGTTGTTGCTGACCTTTGAAACGCAGCGCTTGACGGAAGGTGGGCTGTTACTGCCGTTTGAAAGCGTACCGGATGTTGTGCAAGGCGGGTTGTTGTTGCCATTTGGCGCGGCGTTGGAATTTGCCTTGCGCCTGCCGTTTGAAACGCAAAGGGTAACGGAAGGCGCGTTGCGTTTGCCGTTTGAAAGCGTGCCGGATGTTGTGCAACTAGGGTTGCTATTACCATTTGGCGCGGCGTTGGAAAGTGCGTTGTTGCTGACCTTTGAAACGCAGCGCTTGACGGAAGTCGCAATTTTATTGCCGTTTGGCAGCGCGATTGTTCTGGAGGGCGCGTTGCTGTTGCCGTTTTATGCGCCGGTGGCGGATGTGGTGCAAGGCGCATTAATGCTGCCGTTTAACGATGTGCGTCCGGTAACGGTGGTTAGCCAGGAATTGTATGCGTTGCACAACGGGCGGCGTGTCGAGTTGCTGGATTATGAGGTATCGCAAGGCATTGACAGCGCGGCATGGGAAGGGCGTTTGCAGTTGGCGCGTATTGAGGACTATGGGCGGATGCGCCCTGGTGATAATTTGATTTTAGTGGCGCAAGGCGAGAGTTACGCGCTGTATGTGGTTTCACGCGCCTTTAGTGATAACGGCGACAGCGGCGAGGCTAGTTTTACCCTGCGCGTGGCATCGCCGGTAATGCGCTTGTCTGAGCAAACCATTACTGAAACATTTGCGGCGATTACCGCGCTTGCGGCGGTGCAAAGCATTCTTGGGCAGGCAGTGGATTGGCGGATTGTGGATTGGAACATCCCCGCTGGCCGGATTGATGCCGATGCCGCAAACCGTCTGGAATTGGCGCAACAGATAGCCGCTGCGGCGGGAGGTGCGCTGTGTTCAAAACCAGACGGCACGCTGATGGCGGTTTATCAGACCGGCGCAGTGGCAATCAACCGGCTTGGCACGGGTACTCCGGTCGCATCGTTTGACGATGTGCAGCATATTTTTGAATACAGTGATGAACCGCCCGGCGATTTTTACGATTCCATCGTGATAACCGATGAGGACGGGCGTGAAAACGGCGTGGAGGCGCGTTATAGCGCTGAGTTGGAGAACGTATCGCAGCGAGAAGCTACTCTATATATATATGCGTATCCCTGGCGTGAATACGGGCAGGATTTTGGCTTGGAGCATTCAGGGCATAGCAGCATTCAGATTATCGCGCCGCCTGAAGTTGAATGGGTGCAAGAGCACGAAATTCTGGAGTTCACCAACGGCGAGGCAGCGGTGCGTTTCCCGATTTATCGGGCGTTTGAATGGGATTGGCAACATCGGGATTTAGGGGGTATTTACTGGCAGCAGGATAGCCCGGAACTGAAAACAAGCGGGAATGGATTCAGTATCGCCAGTGTTAAATACACGCGCCGCCGCTATAAATTCAAGATTCAACATGGGCTGCAACAGCCTGAACTCACTCAATTTTTGATTTTGGAGTAGACATTATGGGAACGGTAAGCGCGAATTTTACGTTTGAAATTGGCGGCGCGGCGGGTGATGATTCAGTCGGCGTGGAAATTGACACCCGCAGCGCGGAGGATGGTGGCGATAATGCGCGGCGGCTTGGGCGCACATCAAACTTTGAGCCGGGTGACGCAATTGGTTTTCTGGTCTATTTCGACCCGACAAAACTGGAAATTGACTATATCAGCAGCAGCGTGTCGTTTATCCCCGGCGCATCAATTACGGTCGGGCGTGCTGGGCAGGATGATCGGCGAATTACTTATAAAGAAGAAAAAGCTGAAACAGTGACCTTTTCCCAACGTGGCGAAAAGAAAACACTCAGCAAAAAGGCGATTGCCGGTACATTCAGCGCCAAACCCGTAGGCAATAACCCGCTGATTCATTTTGGCGACGGCAATGCTACGCTGGCAGATGACGGCATTACATTCAGCCTGCCCGCTGTGAAAAGCGCGGATCAAATTACCGATGCCGACACTGAAGCCACCAAAGCTGCAAAGCTGAAATTGCAGCGCGTGCCCAGCGTGTTTCAATGCACCTACCAAACGTTGGCAAGGCTTTGCCGGATTCAAACGCCGTCTAAATTCACCATTGTGAATGATGCGGTGAACTTCTCCACGCCTGCGCCATGGAATGTGCATGTGGTCATTTACATGAAGAAAGTCGCATGATTCTCAAATGCGTGCGCGGCGCAGGCGCAACGCCTTCACCGGCGATTTACGATCCGCTGTGCGCCACCGTGCAAGCTGCCGCGATGCGCGGGCGCGTGGAATTGGATTTAAGCAGCGGCGCGTTTCCGTTCACATTGAAAACCGTTCACCGCGCAGGATTGATAAAGGGCGACATGATTGAAGTGCGCGACCGTTTTACCAGCCAACATTGGCGCGGCGTGGTGCAGTCGGTATCGCACGGCATAGAGTTGAGCGACACGGGCATTATGCCGGTGACGGTGATTCAAGGACTGAGAGTATGAGTGCGGCGGCGCAGTTAAGCAGTATTTTGAAGGTCACACCCCGCGCACGCGGCGTTGTGACCGCGATTGCAGGCGCAAACATCACCGTTGCGATAAACGGCGTTGCGCATGTGTACGCGGCAAGCGGGTTCAGCGTGGGCGACGAAGTGATTGTGCAGAACGGCGCACTGGTTAAAGTGGCGGTTGCGATTGATGTGGTGATGGTTTAATTGGATTAGATGCGATTTTTAGTAATGTAGCGCGATTCTTGCATGTTTAGCCGATTTGGCGCAAGGATGCGCCTACACTACTCACAAGGATGTGCTTATGAATAAATCCCCACTGGCATGGATGGGCGGCAAAAGTCGCCTTGCCAAAACGATTACCCCCTTGATTCCACAGCATCACTGTTACTGCGAGGTTTTTGCAGGCGCAGCGTGGATTTTGTTTAAGAAAACCCCTTCTGAAGTTGAAATTCTCAACGATTTAAATACGGATTTGGTTACACTGTATCGCGTGATTCGCTACCACCTTGAAGAGTTTGTCCGACACTTGAAGTGGCTGTTGGTAGCGCGGGATGAGTACGAGACGTTCCTACTGGCAGAACCAGAGACGCTGACCGATATTCAGCGGGCGGTGCGGTTTTTCTATATTGCGCGTACCAGCTACGGCTCGCGCATCGGCAAGAATCCGGCTTTCAGCATCTCTACCAGCCGCGCCAGCAATTTCAATCTGTTACGGGTTGAGCAGGACTTAAGCGATGCGCACCTGCGCCTTGCCCGCGTGTACATTGAGAATCGCCCGTACCAGCAATTTATTGAGCGATTTGACCGCGATGACGTGTTTATGTACGTTGACCCGCCGTATTGGGGATGTGAGGATTATTACGGCGAGAATATGTTTAGCCGTGAGGATTTCGCCTCGCTGCATGAGCTATTGAGCGCAGCCAAGTGCAAGTGGATGCTGTCAATTAACGATGTGCCAGAAATCCGTCAGATGTTCGACGGATACAACATCCGCGAGGTGGCGTTGGATTACTCGGTAGGTGTCCGACCTGGCGAGAAGCGCAAGCGGGTGGGTGAGTTGGTGATTATGAATTACTAGACCCATCGCCCAAAAATTTAGCCCGCTGGCGCGGGCTAAATACCTTAAATCAAAACTTAAAGCTTGTTTAATGGGTGTTTACAGCGCGAATTAACCCCGCTTGACATAACTCCATTACTATACCGCTATGGTCGCCGATGTCGGTTTTAAACGAGTGCCCTGTTTGCATTGCGACGCGCTTCATCATGGCGGCTAAGAAAGCGTCTAAGTCGGTTTCTGGCGTAAAGCTGGTGTTACGCAAATAATTTAATATCAGGGTAGGGTTGTCGTGCGGGATTATTTCGCCGTCATTCGTGATATATGCCATGCTTTTTTCCTGCGCCCAGCCGTCTGGCCGGGCTTTTTGGTTAGCGAGTTGCCGTTGCGTAGCCGTATTTTGCGGCAAATGTCCGCGCCCGCTGTCTGAAAAAATGGGTTAATTCATGCTGGCCTGTCATGCGCATGGTAATAAAAAGGCTGTCCATGCGCTGAATCCCGTATCCGCCTTCGCGCCCGTAGGCTTCAGTGGTTTTGAATTTTACCACCTTTGCTTGTTTGGCGCGGGTAAAAAGTCCGTCCATCAGGCGAATCCATTGGGTGATTTTTTCTCCATCTATGCTGCCGCTGTGGTGTCTGACTTCAATCGTGCCATGCCGCCAGTAGCTGTGTGGGTTGAGTTTATGGTAGCGGCTTGGGTATAGTTGTTTGAACTGCTCTATGGTTGTGATCGCGTCTATTTGTGTGAAAATTTCTTGGCAGGCTTGCGCATGACTTGCAGCGTCGGATGCGCGGACTTTGAGGTTGCTGTTGCAGTATTGATTGGCTTGCAGCCGTCTGCTGGCTGGCATCAGGCTGTCAAATACATCCTCAAACTTAACCCAGTATTTGAATAGATTTTTGAAGTTTTCTAAATTGAAGTCTGAGGCATCAAAGTGGACATGGACACCGCAGTTTTTATTCACCTTTGCACCCGCACCTTCCAGCACTGCGCATACTATTTTTATTTCCTCTAACCCATCTTCACCTTCAAGGATCGGACTTACCGCTTCGTATCCGCATGAGGAATCTGTGACTATTTTCCAGTGACTGCGCGTGGTGTGGTTGTAGCCCTCTGCGTCAGTGTTGATTCCTGCATCCCGCATCGCCCTTACTGCCGCATGTCCGTCCAGGTTTGTAAATTCTATTTCTACTCCATATTTACGATTCATGTTCCCCGCCGCGTTAATTTAAGGTGGACACATCTAACCTCTTGGGGTCTGGAACATCAAGTTGTTTCTGGTGTTTATCGTGAACCCAAAAGAATTAAAATATATGTAATTTAACTGTCGCGGTTTATCGTGAAAAATCGCTGAGGTTTATCGTGACGCGGCTTAGTATGACCGAATTCGGACGGGCGCAACGACATGTAAAACGCGACATT